CGTCTGCGCTGACCTCTAAGCCCGGAAAATTCAAGTGTAGCTTCACCCCATTCATGACTGAGATCATGGACCGGATGAGTCCGAGCGACCCGGCCCGTAAGATCGTGGTGCGTAAAGGCGTGCAGATCGGCGCTACGACGGCATTGCTTGAAAACGCGATTGGCTATTCGATTGCCGAAGATCCATCATCGATTATCTTCATCAGCGCCGACAAAGAGCTGACAAAGCTTGGCGTTGAACTGAAGATAGATCAGATGCTTTACCACTCAGGGCTATTACATCTGCTGACACCACCTGACGGCCGGAGCAAGCGGAGCGGCGACACTTCGACACTGAAGGAATTTCCAGGTGGCTTCCTGCTGGCAGTCGGTGCTCGGAACCCCGGGAAGCTGCGCTCGACGTCGGCTCGCAAGATGGTGCTCGACGAGCTCGACGGCATGCCGCTGATCCTCGGCGGCGTCGGGCAGGAAGAGGGCAACCCGATCACGATCGCTGAGATGCGTACGGCGACCTACGAAACCACGCGCAAGATCCTTTACCTGTCGACACCGCTGAAGCTGCAGACCAGCCTGATTAACCCGCTGTTTCTCCGGGGCGATCAGAACTACTACTACGTTCCGTGCATCCATTGCGGCGAGATGCAGCCGCTTGATTGGCACGGCTATACCGAGGGCGGCAAGCGGTACGGCATCGTGTTCGATCTGGACGACGATGGGATTCTAGTCGAAGAGTCCGTCGGCTACTGCTGCCGAGAGTGTCAGGCGATCTTCCGCAATCATGATAAAGCGTGGTTCTTGCCGCGTGGTGAGTGGCGCCCGCACGCTCGGACGCAAGAGAAGGGACTGGTCAGCTACCATATCCCGGCGTTCCTCTCGCCGCCCGGACAGCAGACCTGGACGGCCAGTGTCTACCAGTGGATGAAGGCATGGGACGTTAAGAACGATCGCATGCGGGATCGTGACGAGCTGCAGACGTTCTACAATCTTCAGCGCGGCCTACCCTGGGAGGAACGCGGCGAGTCGCCTTCGGCCGAGCGAGTGCGTGAACACAGGCGTGTACATTACGTCGAGGGCGAGATTCCGAACCTGAAGGCGATCGAGGAGACGGGCGCACCCGTCGTGTTGCTGACCTGCGCGGTCGATGTGCATGGCGATCGGCTGGACGTCGAGGTGTTGGCATGGTGTCAGGATCGGCAGACGTATTCGGTCGAGTGGCTTCATCTGTTGGGCGACCCGGACTGTGCGCCATCGGAAGGGGTGTGGGCCGAGCTGTCTGAGCTGATCGAGGACCGTGAGTGGGTGGCCGATGATGATCGTCGATATCGAATCCGGTGTACGTTGATCGATGTCGGCTGGGCCGAGAAGGCCGATGCGGTCTACCAGTTCTGCATGCAGTATTCAGGCGGTGTGTATCCTGTCATGGGCCGTAAGACGCCGATGAAGGGTGCGCAGGTCAAGGAGTTTCAGCTCTCGCAGTCGGCCGGCGGCTTGCCGCTCTACAACGTGACGGCGAGCATGTACAAGGATCGGTTGGCGGCATGGCTCAAGGCGGCATGGGCAGAGAACAAGCTGCAGCCGACAGGGTATCCGAACTACCCAGAGAACCGGCGGGACGACTACTTCGACCAGTACGAAGCGGAGAAGAAAGTTGAGTTGATCGACTCGCGGACGAAGCAACGCAAGGGCTGGGAGTGGCGACTGATTGGCCAGCGCCCCAACCACGCCTTCGACTGCCGCGTGTATAATATGGCGGCGTTCGACATGCTCGTTTTTGACATCTGTCAGGACGTTCTGGAGCTGGAAAAGCTGAGCTATATCGACTTCTTTGCCTACGCTACCCCCATCCAGAACGGGGCCGGTGAGTGGCTGCCGAATCACTTCAGCTATCACCCGGAGGAAATCCCCCAATAGCTACGCTACGTTCCGCGGATGGACGCCACTCGCGTAGCTACGGAGATCACCAACACTGAGGCGCTGCTGGACGCGATCTCGGCGGCGATCCTGCTGCTGGCCGACCCCACGGTGTTGAGCTACTCGATCGACTCGGGGCAGACGGTGACGCGCGTGACGCGCAATACGTTGCCTCAGCTGATCGCGTCGCAGGGCAGCCTCGAGAACCGACTCTGCACGCTTCGAGCTCGGCAGACGGGGAGCGGCAGCGTGTTGGTCGTGCCGTCCAGTCCGCGCGATGGGAGCGGGCGATGGTAGGCGTTGATGCCTTCGTGTTCGCGCAGGAGCTTGCCGATCGGGGAAGACTTTCGCGACGTAAGCCTCGTCGAGGTGGCGCGGAATACTTGGCGTTTGAAGCCACTGTGATTCAGGCGATTGCGCGGGCGTATGAAGTTCCGCTCGAGACGCTCATGCGTCGAGCTACGTTACGCAACAGGGGTGAGCGATGGTAGCTGTCGATCCCTTCGCCATGGCGCAGAAGCTCGCCGATCCGTTCGCGCTCGCGCAGCAGCTGGCACCGACGATGAGTCACGCCGCGGACTGCGGGGGCGGCGGCGCTACGGTCGCCAACTTCTTTGACGGGGAGAAATTCTTTGGTGGCTTTGGGCCGACGCTACTTGCCTTCCCGGACTACTGGGCGCTTCGGCAGCGGAGCTCGCAGCTGTTCACGGAGAATCTCTACGCGCGTGGGCTGATCCGCCGGCTCATCACGAACGAGATCAACACCGGGTTGACGCTCCAGGCTGAGCCGAACGACGAGTTGCTTGAGCAGCTCAGCGAGGAAGAGGCCGAGGCGTGGGCCGAGGATGTTGAGAGCCGGTTCGAGATTTGGGCCGCGACACCGAAGCTGTGCGACTTCGAAGGCCAGCGGACGTGGGCGAAGCTGCAGGAAGAGGCGCGTCGCGAGTCGCTCATCGAAGGCGATATTCTTGTCGTGCTTCACACGAATCGGCGTACCGGGCTGCCGCAAGTCCAGCTGATTCGTGGCGGCCGGGTGGTGACCCCGCTACGCCGTGCACTAGGCAACATCACGCACGGTGTCGAGCTCGACGCGCGGGGGCGCACGGTGGCGTTTCATGTCCGGCAGCCGGGGTTCGGTTTCGATGAGACGATCCGCATCCCGGCGGTAGGCCCCAAGTCGGGCAAGCGGATGGCCTGGCTACAGTACGGCTCGGACAAGCGGATGGATGCGGTGCGCGGCATGCCGTTGCTTGGGATCATTCTGCAGTCCCTGAAGGAGCTTGATCGGTACCGCGACAGTGAGCAGCGGGCGGCGACCATCAACGCCCTGCTCGCCATGTTCATCCAGAAGGGTGACGACAAGCCCGGGACGCGTCCGATGTCGGGTGGCGCCGTGCGACGGGCCGTTGTCCAGGGTGACGCCGACGCGTCGGGTGCGGTGCGTGAGTTCAATATCGCGGCTGCGACGCCGGGAGTTGTGTTTGAGGAGTTGCAGACGAACGAGATACCGGTGAGCTTCAACACGTCACGGCCGAACGTCAACTACGGAACATTTGAGGCGGCCGTGGTACAAGCTATCGCCTGGGCGAACGAAGTGCCCCCCGAGATCCTCATGCTGGCGTTCTCGAACAACTACAGCGCCAGCAAGGCCGCAATCAACGAGTTCAAGGGCTACATCTCTCGAATCCGGAAGGACTTTGGCGAGACGTTTTGTCAGCCGATCTACGTCGAGTGGCTGGTTGCTGAGGTCGGAGCGTTCCGGATCGAGGCGCCTGGATTGCTCGAGGCGCGTCGCGATGTGCTTCGATACGTGGAGGCGGGTGCGTGGCTGCGAGCTGTCTGGGCGGGCCCAGTCAAGCCGAGCGTCGATCTGGGCAAGGATGTGAAGGCGTACAAGGAGGCGATCGACGCCAACCTTGTCAGTGCCACGCGAGCTTCCGAGGATCTCTTCGGGGTGCGATTCACCCGTGTGTTGAAGCGTCGAACGCGTGAGATCCGCGCGATTCAGCAGATGAACAAGACGCTCGGACTCGAGCCGGTTGCAGGGATTGACCCGGCCCCTGGGCGCGATGGGGACGGAACACAAGCGATCGTTGATCGCGTGATAGAGGAGCTTACTGATTATGGCGAGATCAGTCGTATCGTTAACTGAGGACGTGTGGACATCTCTTGGAACCGGGGAGATGATCATCGAGCTTAAGGGCGCGGGCGAGAAGGCCGGTCACCTATTGCTGAATCAGGCGGAAGTCGACGCCTCAGCTTTGATAGTCACGAGGGATCGTCTGGGCCATCAGTTCTCGAATACGTCTGCGGCTGACGAGATGTTCGCCAAGGCGACCTCAGCGGGTTGGCGAATAGTGGTCGATATCTGATGGCCCTTATTGACCTCATGCGAATTAGCAATCTGTTCGGCGCTGAGTTACCGCCGGCCTTCTTGGGCGCATTCGTCAGTAAGTCAGGCGCCCAGAGTATCGTCACGGCTACGCCTACGGTTCTTATCTGGCAGACCGAGGCGTACGATGTGGGCGACTGGTTCGCTAGTTCAGGAGATAGTGTCTTCACGGTGCCGGCGGGCGTTGGCCGGGTGCGTCTATCCGCAAGTGTCAACTGGGACGGCACAGTCGGAACGTTCCGGACTATTACGTTTCTGAAGAACGGTTCCTCGGCGCTCGGGCTGCCAGCCAGTGCGCTTCCGCCAGTATCCGTTTTTCAGTCGCTAGTATCACCGATAATCGAGGTGGTCCCGGGTGACACGCTGTCATCGAGCGTATCGCATGATACCGGCGTGAACCTCGACGTTCTCGCGGGTGACACGACGTTCTTCTCGGTCGAAGCGGTTCGGTAGATGCCGCTGGTTGACCTGGCCAGGGTCCATGAGCTCTTCGGCCCCGGGCTTGGTGGTAGAGGTGCGCCGTTCTCGGGTGCGTTGGTTTCGAAGGATGCCAATCAGCTGATTCCGATTTTCTCGAGTACGCCGCTGATCTGGCAGACAGAGGAGTACGATGTAGGTGGTTGGTTCGCCAGTTCTGGAGATAATTTCTTCACGATCCCAGCGGGCGTTACCCGAGTCGAACTCACTGCAGGTGTCAAATGGGCTGCATCAGTAGCTAGCGTATTTCGCATAGTTGAATTCAGGAAGAACGGGGTGCTCTTTCCGGGCTCTACCACGGTATTCACTACGCTTGCAGCCGCGGCGGCTGATTCGCATGGTATCGCGTCCCCCACAGTGTCTGTAGTTGCAGGGGATACGCTAACAGTTCGGGTATTCCTAGCGACGACAACTGCCGTCAACGTTGAGACTGACGCAGCTACGTTCTTCGGTATTCGCGCAATCGAAGGGTTTTCGCTTACTGGCGATGCGCCTACGTTCAGAGTTCTATCAGATACGCCCAGTAGCTACTCTGGCGAAGCCGGGAAGCATCTGTTCGTAAATGCGGGCGAGACGGCAGTCGAGTTCGGGCAGAAGCTCGGGAGTAGCGACTCACCCGCATTTGC